TCTGTATCAAATAATTGGTCAACCTCAACTGATTCTCAAGTTGTAGCAGTTAGAGATAATGGTGATTCTGATGTTAACAATAACCAAATCAAAAAAGTTTACATTGAAAATCAGGGAGCAGGATACTCAAATGGAACTGGTCAAGAGGTAAACATACTTGGTGATGGTACAGGTGGTAAAGTTGTTGTTGACGTTGTAAATGGAAAAGTAACAAATGCAGTGGTCTCAGCAGGTGGTAAAGGATATACTTATGGTATGGTTGATTTGGGTGCGATTGGTAATACGAGTGCATCTACCAAAGCAAGTTTGATACCAATCATCCCACCATCTAAGGGTCATGGTCATGACATTTACAAGGAGTTGGGATCAGATAGAGTATTAGTGTTCGCTAGATTTGATACATCTACAACAAATGATTTCCCTGTAAATACTAGTTTTTCTCAAATTGGTATTCTTAAGAATCCAACATCTATTGGATCTACTTCATTATTCACAGACCCCACATACTCATCTGTAGGTGCTCTGAAACTATCAACTGCAAATGGAACACCACAAATAGGTGAGACGATAAGTCAAGTGGTCTCTACTGGAACAGCAAAGGGATTTGTCGCTGCGTACGATGTTGATACAAAAGTTATAAAGTTTGTTCAAGATAGATCAAGTTTCTTGAATCAAACATCATTTGATACTACTGATTATGTTGGAGTATCCACGTTCGCTAAAGTTCATGCCTTTGAGTCTAATACTAACCAAATTAATTGTGGCACGAGTGGATTTAATGGATCCATAGATACTGGATTTACAGGTGTTAGCACAAATCCAACAGGGACTAAATTAATCTCATTAGACACACAGTTTACACAAGGGGTGTCTAATCCTGAGATAAATAAAAAGTCAGGTGATATAGTTTATCTTGATAATCGCCCATTGATTACAAGAAATGCTAGACAAAAAGAAGATGTTAAAATTATTCTAGAATTCTAAAAAATGCCACAAAAAACGAATTTAAATATAAACCCATTTTTTGATGATTTCGATAAGGATGATAATTTTTATCGTGTATTATTTAAACCTGGCTTTCCAATTCAAGCAAGAGAATTAACTCAATTACAATCAATATTACAGAATCAGGTAGAGTCCTTCGGTAGTCATATGTTTAAAGAGGGATCAATGGTGATTCCTGGTAATATTACTTACAATGATGCATACAGTGCAGTAAAGATAAATCCTGATCATTTAGGTATTGATGTAACGGTATATACTAAGCAGTTACATGGTAAAAGTATAAGAGGTCAATCATCTGGTGTTGTGGCTACCATTGATGATTGTCGTTTCCCTACAGATGGTGCAGAATACACGGATATCACTCTATATGTGAATTATACCACATCAGGAACAGACAATGAGGTGTCTAGTTTTGAAGATGGTGAAATATTAATATTAGAAGATAATATAACTTATGGAAATACAACAATCAGTTCAGGTGAAACGATAGCTAGTCTTTTAAGTGAAAATGCTACATCAACTTCATCAATAGTTTCTGTAGGTGAAGGAGTATTTTTTATACGAGGAACATTTGTAAATATTCAAAAAAGTTCAATAATATTAGATCCATATACTAATACTTCATCATACAGAGTTGGACTTACAATTCTAGAGGAAATAGTATCCGCTAAAGATGATAAGTCATTATATGATAATGCTAAAGGATTTTCAAACTTCGCAGCACCTGGTGCTGATAGATTAAAGATTTCAGCAACATTATCTAAAAAAGCAATTAATGATTATGATGATAAAACTTTTGTTGAACTTATAAGAATTGATAATGGTGAGATTAAGGTTTTAAAGGAATCTTCTGATTATAATTTAATCAGAGACTATTTTGCAAAGAGAACGTTTGATGAATCAGGAAACTATGCTGTAGAAAATTTTGAGGTTCAAATTAACGAATCATTAAACGACAGAGAGTCTAACGAAGGAGTATATTTTGAAGGACAACAAACTGAGCAAGGAAATACACCATCAGAAGATTTAATGGCTGTTAAGGTATCTGCTGGAACTGCATATGTAAAAGGATATGATGTTGATTTTGTTAATACAACCATTTTAGATGTAGAAAAACCTAGAGATATAGAAAAAATTAATAATGCTCAAGTTCCTTTTGAATTTGGAACCAAATTTAAATTGAACAATGTTCATGGAACACCACAAATATCATTAGCAACATCTAATACTATTTCTCTATATGATAAAAGGAGAGGATCATCCGTAACAGCATCTAATGGAAATAGAATTGGTGCAGCAAGGGTTTATATGCATAATTTATCTGATGCAACTTACTCAAACGCATCTACAGAGCATGATTTGTATTTGTTTGATGTGCAAACATTTGTAGATCTTGATATCAATACAGCTTTGAGTCCTCTACAATGTCCAGCATCATCATTTGTAAAAGGAAAGAGTAGTGGAGCAACAGGTTTCGTAGAGACCACTGTAAATAATAGCACTGCTGTTAAACTAACACAAACATCAGGAACATTTGTAAGTGGAGAGCAGATCATAATCAATGGTGATGATTCAATTGTAAGATCAATAAGAACATTAAAGATAAACAGTATTCGTGATGTAAAATCTGTATATCAAGATACTAGCACTGTTACTGGATTTGCTGCAGATTTTGGTGGAGACCTTGTTTTACAAAAAACAGCAATAACAGGTTTAGGAGTTGCAGATCAAGTACAGATTGCAACTAATGGTGTGATTACTGGTAAATCTCCAGTCATCAGTGGTTTAAAAGTTGGTGATATTATTAAATATCCTGTTGCTGGTCAAGCAGTTGATAGTTTTAATCGTGTTGAAAGTGTAGGTGTAACCACTGCGAAGGTTGAGGCAGTTGAACCTGTAAGTGGAGTATGTGTTGGAGCATTACCTTCAGCATCAGTTCAAACAAATTTAATCGTAGGTTCACCCATAGTATCTGATAAAGGTGGTCTATTTGCACCAGTGGGAAGTAATGATGTATCTACAGTTAATCTTGCAAATTCAAATTTGATGATATCAAAACAGGTGACTGGACAAGCAACGAATGCAGTCACAGGTGCTTTGAGTATACCCATAACTAATGCAAGTATAGGATTAACTAGTGCTCTATTTGAAACATTTGATGCTGAACGATATTATGTTGCCTATAGTGATGGATCAATTGAGGATCTTACATCAGATCAAGTCACTTTAGGTTCTGGTGGAGCAACAGTTGAATTTACTGGATTAACAGCAGGTCAATCAAACGTTGTTGTAAATGTAACCACTAAAAAAATAGGTATTGAAAGTAAGAAGAAAGAATTTATCAGAAGTGAAAAACTAATAGTTAATGGAACAGTATCTGCTGCATCAACTGCATCAAGTGGACTTACCACAAGCACTTATATGGGATTGAGAGTTCAAGACGATGAAATATCATTGAATTTACCTGATGTTGTAGAGGTTATCGCTGTATATGAATCTTTAAATGCATCAGCACCAACTTTAGATTCACTTACATTTCCATCAGGTTTAAATCTTGATACATCTTCTATATTAGGTGAAAAAATAGTGGGATCTTCTAGTGGTGCTCTTGCACAAGTAGTAACTAGATTATCAGCAACTAAGGTTGAAATTGTTTATCTAAATTCATCTAAATTTTCTGTTGGGGAGATATGCACATTCCAAGAATCTAATATAACTTCTGTTCTTCAAGTAATCGGTAACGGTAATTTTCAAGATGTAACAACTAATTATAGTTTGGATAAGGGTCAAAGAGAACAATTCTATGATTATTCTCGTATAAAAAGAAATAATGATTATATTCCATCAAGACAATTACTTATTATATTCAACTACTTTGAAGTTCCAAGTAGCGACACTGGTGATGTATTTACAGTTAATTCATATCCATCAGAATCATTTAAATATGATATACCATTTACTGATAATGCAGTTAGAATTTCAGACTGCTTAGATTTTAGACCAAGAGTTGGTAGATTTACTGCAACAAATACATCACCATTTGCATTTTCAAGCAGAGATTTTTCAGCATCAACAAATCCTAGTCTTACAGTAACACCTCAAGAAACTTCTCTAATCAGTTATGAACATTATTTACCAAGAGTTGATAAGGTAACTTTAAGTAAAGAGGGTATATTGACTGTGGTGAAAGGTGTATCATCAATGAATCCTAAAGAACCAGCAGGTATTGATGAGTCTATGCACATAGCAACCATAACTCTTCCTGCTTATCTTTATGATGTAGAAGATGCTGAAATTATAGCGGTTGATAATAAAAGATATACAATGAGAGACATTGGTAAACTTGAAGACAGAATAGAAACTCTCGAAGAGACTACATCACTTTCTTTATTAGAACTTGATACAAAAACTTTTCAAGTAAGAGATGTTGATAATTTAGATAGATTTAAATCTGGATTTTTTGTTGATGATTTCAGAGATTCATTACGTCAAGATCCATTAACAAAAGGTTTTTCAATTGTTGATGTAGGAGAATTTACTACAGCAGTTGATCTTTATACCATAGCACCTGAACCTGCTTTAGAACCTTCAATAAATGTAGACACTGCAGATTTTCAAGCTGATTTAGAGTTATTAGATTCAAATGTCCAAAAAACTGGTAATCACATCACTTTAAAGTATGATGAAGTTGAGATGTTTAATCAACCATTAGCATCAAGAGTTGAGAATGTAAACCCATTCAATATGATTGAAATTGAAGGAATTATAAGATTGAATCCAGACGCAGACGCATGGACAAGAACTATAAACACTGCGTCTTCAAACACAAGAGTGGTCGTAGGTAGACCAATTGTTCTGGAACATAATACAAGGATTCCTAGAAGAAATGACGTAATTAGAACGAGAAGAAGAAGAGGATGGTTCCGTCGTTTGTTATTTGGTCGTCGTCGTGGTGGAACTAGACCACATCCAGGTCTTGATATAGGTGGAGGACAAAGACTTTTCCAAGAGGACGTTCAGGGAGATCGTGCCCTTGTACAATCATACATAGAAACAATTCAAGGTCCAATCACTGCTGATACTCATATAAGATCAAGGAACGTTGCCTTTGATGCATTTCAATTAAGACCATTACAAAGACATTATGCTTTCTTTGATAATACAAGTGGGATTGATATAGTACCCAAATTAATTGAAATTTCAATGAGGTCTGGATCATTTGTTGTTGGTGAAACTGTAAAAGGTTATATTGGTCGTAAACATGTATTCAGTGCAAGAGCATATAGACCTAATCATAAAACTGGTCCTACTACCAGACCATTTACAAGATACACTTTGAATCCTTATGATAGAAGTGTTGAACTTCCATCTGTATACTCTTCATCATCAACTATTCTAAACATAGATGTTAACTCTTTAGTTGATGAAGTATTAGGAAAATATTTTGGATTTGTAGCTAAAGGTATGACTCTTCTTGGTGAAACAAGTGGTGCTCAAGCAACTGTCTCAGATGTTAAATTAGTAGCAGATACTTTTGGAGATCTAAAAGGTTCATTATTCTTTAGAGATCCATTTACAACTCCATTACCTCCACTAAGATTTACTGTAGGTACAAAAACCTTTAAACTTACATCAAGTAGCACAAATGCTAAACCTTTACCAGGTAGTTTGTTGATAAGTGCTGGAGAGACAACGTATGATGCAAATGGTATAGTAAATCAATTATCAAGACAGAGGGTAAATGTCTTTAGACCCATAAGACGAAGAAGGAGAAGAAGAGGACGTAGACATAGTGATCCTTTAGCACAATCATTCACAGTTGACTCAAAGGGAGCATTTCTCTCATCAGTTGATTTATACTTTGCAAATGTAGATCCTTCAACTAAAATCACAGTACAAGTTAGACCATTACAGTTAGGAACTCCAACAGAAAACTTAGTTGCGATTCATGCAGAGGTTGCTTTAGAACCATCTCAAATTGTTACCTCTACTGATGCTTCTATTGCAACAAACGTCAAATTTCCATCACCTGTATATCTTGAACCTGAACAAGAATATTGTATAGTTCTTTTAGCACCAACATCAAATTTATATGAAGTATGGTGTGCTCGTATGGGTGAGAGAACCATTAATACCACTACATTACCTGACGCTGAGAGTGTTATAGTTACCAAACAATATATTGGTGGTAGTTTGTTTAAGTCACAAAATGGAACAATTTGGACTGCTAGTCAGTTTGAAGATATGAAGTTGAGACTTAACAAATGTAATTTTACCTCAGATTCAGGAACTGCATTCTTCTATAATCCTAAGCAATTACTTGAAAGTGCTTCATCCAATCTTCAGCAAGATCCAATCAAAACTCTACCACGTAAATTAAAAGTTGTCATCAGTAATACTACAGTAATGAATAGTATTCTAATACCTGGTGCTAAAGTCAGTGATGAAACTGCATCAACAGCTATTTCTGGTATCATTGAAAAAGCAGGTGGAACCGCCAATGCGATGACTAAAACTAACGTAGGTGTTGGTTATTCACAGGGAACTTATGCTGCTGTTCCTTTATATAATATAACTGGATCTGGAACAGGTGCTACAGCAACTATTGTGATTAATGCTCAAGGAACAATTAACGCTGATCCTTCAAGTATCAGTGGTGGATCTGGTTATGTAATTGGTGACGTACTAGGTCTAACAACCAGCACAATGGTTAAAGGATCTGGTGCACAAATAACCGTCACAGGTTTATCAAATAGAAACACACTTTATCTTACAAATGTACAAGGCACAGACTTTACTGCGGGTCGCCCTCTGGTTGTATATAATGGTAGCAGTGCTGTGGCTATGGCTGGTACTACTATTACAAGCTCGACTGTAATCAATGATTTATACGCTGGTGATGTGATTGAAGTATCTCAACCTAGTCATGGTATGCATGCAGATACTAATGTTGTTAAATTGTCTGGTATTGAACCAAATTCAGTTCCTACCACAATATCAGCAGCATTTGGTCTTAATGATAATACTGTATCAGTTGCTGATACTACAATCTTTGGAACTCAGGAGGGAATCTCAACAGGTGCAGGGTATGCACAAATAAATGGTGAAATAATTTACTATACATCAATTACTGCTGGAGTATCTCCTGCAGGATCACTAGGGATTGGTTCAAGAGGTGTTGATTCAATTCAACAGGCACACACAGTCAATGATCAAATATTCCCATACGAACTAAACGGTGTTGGTTTACATAGAATTAATAATCAAACACATACACTTCCATCAAGCACTTTACTAAAATCAGAGAGAGATATTGATAAGTATCATATTCAGATACTTAGAGGTGATGTTACAAATCCAGACGAAATACCAAGTTTTACAGATGAAAATAGAATTGGTGGTTCTGATGCAAAGGGATCAAGAAACATACAATTTAATAGACTCACTCCTGTATTTGATGTAATCACACCTGGTGAGGGTACAAATGTAACTGGAAGTATAAGAACTGTATCGGGCACAAGTGCAGGTGGATCTGAAATACCATTCATAGATCAAGGATTTGAAGGTGTTGCGTTGAATGATGATAACGAATTAACAACCCCTAGAATTGTTGCATCAGATATAAATGAGACCACTAGATTAACTGAACTTCCAAAAAATAAATCATTTACACTTGGTTTGACCTTAACATCAGATGATAGTAATTTATCTCCTATGATAAATGTTGTAGATAACGCTGCGATAGTTTTAGGTAGAAGTGCTTTAAATAATCCTATTAAAAATTACGCTTTTGATAGTAGAGTCAATCTTACACTAGAGGATCCTCATGCTTCAAATTATATTAGTCGAACTGTTACTCTTGATCAACCTGCAACATCACTAAAAGTATTAGTTAGTGCTTTTAGAGATTCTTCTGCAGACTTTAGAGTTTTATATAAATTATCTCGCACAGATTCAAGTAATGTTGAACAAACATTTGAACTATTTCCTGGTTTTGATAATATGACTGATACTGATGGTGATGGATTTGGTGATAAGATTATTAATCCAATTAATAATAGTGGAAGACCTGATTCAAATATTCCTGCAAGTGGTGATGATGAATTCTTTGATTATCAATTTAGTATTGATGAACTTGAGCAGTTTAATGGATTTCAAATCAAAATTGTAATGAGTGGAACGAATGAAGCAAAACCACCAAGATTTAAGGATCTAAGAGTAATAGCATTAGCATAATGAAAACATTTAAACAGTTTAACGAAGAACTTCCAAAACCAGTAACTCCAAAACAACTTGATGTTTTTAAATCTGATTTAAGATTTATTAGAACTGATGATATAAGAAAAAAGGAAAATCAAAAATTTAGAAGTTTGTACCCTTTTCCAAGATCTATGTTAGACTTGGTAAAGAAAAAAACTGATATTAAAACAGCATGATTTTCTTTTCATTAATTCTTTCATTCTTTGCAAATCATTTACCTGTAATGTATGTGCAGGTTCCACAGTGGGCAGATGATTGGGCAGTATGTGCAGTTGATATACCAGATGCAAAATGTCACTGGTATGTGATGTCTCCTGATAATACTTTTGGTGAAGGTTTTAGTTGGGAAGATGCACCTTGGTTTGATGCTAATGGTTTGAATGATGTTGCACCTATGCAAGCAAAAACAGTTGTAGAGAGGTTGCAAGATAAATAATGAAGCATCCAGTTCCCTTGAGTATTGTACCTAAAATATTTTGGATAGCAGTTGGTGCAGCAGTTTCAATGAGTATATTACTATGATACCAGTAGAAGGACACAAGAATCTATACCGTGAAGAATCAGGTGCGATTGTAAATACTGATACAAACGGTTACATTAATTATATGAGAGCAAAAAACAAAAAATTAAGTGAAAGAAGGGAGATTGAGGATCTTAGAAATGAAATAGATGAGTTAAAAAACCAGTTAAGACAACTTTTAGATAGATAAATAACTAAGATCGGTGATAATGCATGGCTGTATACTCCAGTAATTTAATAATAAAGACGGGTACTACATTTGAACAAGTGTTTACCTTAGAAGATGGTGTAAGTAATTCACCAATAAATTTGACTA